GTTGTAGTAGTTGATCTTGGTATTGGCTTTCAATTTTTGTCTTTTCTCTATCAATAGTTGCCATTGTTTGTCCAAAGTCTCTTCTTGTTTGTCCCATTTGTTTCTGTTGCTCTACTCCTAAAAGTGTATTCATGGCTTCACCTGCCGAAGAAGCACCACCAAATCTTTGCTGTCCACCTCTACGAAGTTCACTATATAAACGTCTAGCTGAAGCTAGTGCATCTTCTTTTCTTCCAGTAGCCTGTTGTCCTGCTCCCTGTAGTGTTCCTAGTTCTGCTCCTCTTGCAGTACCAGCCCTTGATGTACCTGCTCTCATATCAGCCGCAAGTGCTTCTAGTATTTCTGGTTGTCCTGCTCTAATAGCTTGTTCTGCTTTACTTAGATAGTCTATCCTTTCATCATATTGACTGTTTATGTCACTCATAAACTGATCTTCGCCAACATCAAAATTAGGAAAATCAGAATTTGGATTATCGTTCATGAAAGTGCTTGGCTGTGCTGGATTTAATTTATCTTGCCAAGTAGCCGCCCAGTCTGCGTCAATAGCAGCCTGATCATTCCAGCCCTCATAAAAGCTCATATCTACGCTAGGTATTCCACTATCGGTTGTGGTTGTTGTTGGTGCGGCAACGGTACTATCTCCCAAAGTGTCACCTGGGGTTAAACCGCCCTCGGTAACTGGGTATCCTACGCTAATTGATTCGGTTCCCGTATCTGGATATAGGGGTTGTAGAGGTTCTGATGTTTGATCAAATACATCCATTGGGTCGAAGTAAGATTGATCTGTCAATTCATTTATTGCCATAGTTTAATTTAAAACATTTAAAAGGGGGTTAGCAAGTTAAACAATGTTTTATTTCTTCTTTGGCTTTGTACTCCACCACTTCCTTGACCTAATCTTTTTTAGCCTTTCTGATTGAAGTCTTATCATTTCTGGGTTTGTCCAATGTAACATGGCGTGTTCCTTGTTGGTCAGTATCGTTAAATTCTCAATTCGGTTATCAAGTCTATTTCCGTTAAGGTGGTGTATGTGTTCTCTCTTTTTTAGTTTTCTGCCTAGGTGTCTCTCCATCAAGTGTCTGTGCTCTCTCATTGTTTTGCCATCCACTTGAATAATTTTGTATCCACATTTGTCAACAAAACCACCTTTCCATGAGTGATGCTTCTTCCCCTTAACCCAAGTTTTGCTTAAGGCCTTAACAACCCTTTTTCTGTGTTCTGGTGAAAGTTTCTTTCCAGTATGTGCCTTACTGATCTTTTTCTTTGTTTCTTCTGAAACTGGATGTCCCACGAACTTCCAACCCATTCCTTTTGTGGACCACGCCCTTAGTGGAATCTCGTTCTTCTTTAGCCATTTATGGACGGTTTGGAAAGCAACACCACAAATTTTGGCAATTTCAGTAAGGGATTTTCCTTCGTCTATATAAAGTTTACGCAGTTTTTTGGGTTTGTTAATTAAGGATTTAATCATACCCCAAGTATAAGATAGGGCGAGGGGTAAGTCAAGTGATGTTCACACTCGGGATGAACTCGATAGTTGTCCCTCGCCTTGACTAGAAGCTGTAAGTCGTAAACCTAATAACTCAAAATTTGAATTAGCCGCCGTACTTGTTACTTCTATTTGCACGATACGTCCTGACTTATAAAGCTGTGACCAACGCGTAAGCTCATCACCCTCTATAACCACCTCTCCGCTAGAAGTACCCCACAATGCTGTTCCCCACATATCTACTCCCCAACCTGACGCTCCGGCTATCTCTGCACCAGTAATGTCAAAAGTCTTGATTGTTGTGGTTGCCCCGTTCCTATCTTCTAGTAGAATGTTTACCGTAACCGTACCTGTAATGTTTCTAAATAAGATATAAAACAACTTGATTATCTTTAGAAGTGACCACTTGCCAAAATATTCCTTTTTAGTTCTTAGCGTCTTGGTAATTGTAGTGCCATCGTCTGAATTAACGGAAGGCTCAAAGGTGTATATTTGGTTAGAGTTGCCTGAACCAACTACCCACCTCTCTGTCCCTGTGTCGTCTATGTAGTTCTGCATTCTTGATATTCCCCATGGTGTTTTCCATATACCAAGAAAAGCCCCTCTTTCTCTATCGTATACGATACATTCTTTCTTGTCTGGGAAACTTAGTATATATTTGTTGTTTACATACATTGAGTTGCAGTTCTGATAGTCTGAACTCGATAGCCCATCTAAGTAAGGACGAATGCGTGATGATATCTCGTTAGTTCTTATAAGGTTTAGGAAGTTAGGCTCAAACCCAACTACATATATTCCTTTCCTGCCAAAGTAAAAAGTATCATTCTCAACTGTTTGGATTGTATCGGGGTTAGAACAACCAACTAGGGTAGATACTGGTTCGTATTGTGGGTCTAATAAAACATCGTTACCAGCAGTGAATGTATCGATTGTAACAGCATAAGAACTGTACTCCTTAAACACGATGATCTTGTTAGAACCAGCCTGCGTTTTAATTCCCGTAATACTTTGTCCTGAGTCTGGATCTATATAAATGTATCCACCACCATCAGCCCAGTTGAAACTACCTTGGTTTGGGAAACGACCAGAAATCATCAACTTTGTTGGATCGCTTGTATTTACCATTACTAACCTATCTAGCACCTTTTCTATGAATTTACTCTTAACTCCTCCTGTTGTGTTGGTAATTGGGGCAAGTATCAACTCTGAAGCTGGTTCACCCTTATCCACATAAGTCGTTAGTGAAGCTCCAACTGCCGCCAAGTATGTTTCGTCACCGGGAATTCCACGATATATCTCATATCCTGATAGTGAAGCACCACTGCTAGGTGTCCACTGAACATTTACCTGAGTTTCTGTTAGATCTTGTGGCAAATTCGGAAGTTCTACTGCTGTTGACGGTGTTGTTTGTCCACCATTGTTACCTAGAGTTACTATTTTCCACGACCAAGTCTTAGTACCTGATACACCTGAAAAGTTGGTAGCTGTCACCCCTGTTGGAGCGGCTAAAGTTGCGTATACGGACAAAGCCGTACCGTTGTATTCTGTCAAAGCCCTATCCTCTGAAGCAAGGTAGGTTTTACCACCTAACTGCATTGATCTTATTATCGAGCCTGATGGATATGATTGTCCTACTATTGGTGAGTACGAAGCACCGTCCTTCTTACATACAAGCCCCTCGTCTGTTAGGGCGAGTAGTTCTGATAGCGAAGCTCCCGTTGCATAAAGTCCCAACCCTCGTATCGAGCCCGTTGCGTTAGCTTCAAAGAATTTCTGCATTCCCCATCTACCTGTTGGTACGCCGGAACCCTTTAACATTATGTTGTCAGCTTGAGCTAGTTCATTATCTTTTAGTTCGGTAGGTCTTAGTAGTGAGTCGTAACCACCACGCCAATTTTCATATTCTACGTTTATCTCTTTTCTTTTCTTAAACTTTGGTGGTTTGGTGTTTAGTAAGGGCATTTTATTCCCCCATCACAAACTTTTGGTTGGTTGGAGTTCTGTTTACCCCACCCTTGGGTTGTATCATTTGTCTACCAACCATATTTTGTAACCTCATCTGTGCGTCTGCTTCTGCTTGTGGGAATCTATCATCACTTCTGGATTGCAAGACGTACGATATAACTTTTTGTTTAACATATTCTGGGTCTGGGAGTTCGCATATATCAGTTAGTGTAGCCATGCCTGAAGGGAATCGTTGATATTGTATTGAAAGTGTAGCGTTGGCGGTCAAGTTATGAAAGATAAGCGTGTGGCCTTCCATATCATTACCAAGTAAGTAACAGAAGTCATTATCAGCGTTTATATTCTCGGCCACTTCTTCTAGTCTAACTTGCGGGAAGGCTTTAAACGAACTACTTGAGTCCATTTCTGCTGGTGAGCTAGATAACTCTCTAAAATTAGTAGGTAAGGTAAGCGACATTAGCGTTGAAGTGGAAGGGTAGTATAGTGTCTCAAACTCTTTAAAACGGTACATTGAGGCGGCATCTTTAACCGCTTGATCTGCAAAATTGACTCTAGTCGCCAGTTCTGTCCC